GGTCTGCCACCTTGTTTCACGTGTTCCAGCATGGCTCGGCCACCTGACAGTTTCACAAATGGCAGTTTGAATCGTTCGCCTTCGGCTGTTTCAATGAACAAACTTTCCACATAGCGATAGCGTTTGTCATCTTCGCCAATCATTCGGTTGTGTTTAATCACCAGTCTGGCTTCTGTTTGCTCACCCACATAGCTGATTTTGCGTGTGCCATAGTAGCCTTCGAATAGGCCTTCTTTGATAGCTGCCATACCTTGCATGGTATGTTTGAGTTGATTGATGTCTTTGGGACTGAATGTGTATCTGTGCTGTGTGGCAAAGTTCTTGAGTTCGGGTAAAAAGCCTGTTTCACGTTCAGAGCCAAACCAGTCCAGTTTGTCCTGAGGATTTTCCATGGTCTTGCCTAGGTTGTCTCCAAAGAACAACTGTAGGTCGTTTTCGTCACCTAGTACAATTACTACTGTGCCGTAGTTTTTTCCGGATCCTGCAACCCAGTCAAACGCAAACGTTTTGGCTTCGTCTGGTGAAGAGTCTTGCCCTTGTCCGTCTGTGTATTTGACGTCGTAGTCTTTGGTTGCCAGCAAGTCAGCAACGTCTTGAGAAATGTTTTCTATAGCCATAGTTTGTTATTTAGCGCATCATTGATATGAATGGAAACGGCTCAACAATCATATCTCCGTGGTCTTTTAGGTGTGTGTCCAAGTCTGAGTGGTAGGTTTGCAACAACAACAGCATGCGCACCGCCAGCAAACTGGCCATGACCAAATCGTCAGTTTCGCCGGGTTTTGCGGCATAGCTAGTGCCCATGGCCACAAACGTTTTGAGTTCTGATACCAAGGGTCTTGAGTTAATTTTCATACGACCAGACTCTACCAAGATTTTGAACTTGTTACAGGCTGTGATTTTGCTTTTGTTTGTGGTGTTAAAGCCCTTGCGGAATCTGCGCCCTGTGGAGCCTGTAACTGAATTATCGCTGAGAAAGTATCCTGGAATGTTGTCTTCGCCATATTCTGCTATGCTGATCAAGGCAGCTTCACCAATGGTGTTGTTTTCCACTGAGAAATAAATGCTTTTTTCATCTTGAACTACCGCATGCAGTTCTTTAATGATATCTGCAAGAATTCGTATCTGTGTGGGAATGTCAGTTTTGTTGTGGCGCCATTCAGCAATTTGATCTGTAGTTCTAGCGTCAAAAACTTGTATGGCAGCAGGATCGCCACCTGTGCCCAAGCTGGGATCTAATGCCACAACATACATGCCATCTTTAGTGGGAGTCTTGTACCAGCGTACTTGTCCAGTTCTGTGAATGGGTTCTGCACCTTCTAAATCCATCAGTTTGATAGGTGCTATTAGTGTTTCGTCATTGATAACAAATTCACAATCCATCTCTCTGCGAAAACGTTCTTCGCCCAGCTGAGCCAACTGTTCTGCACCCCACTCGTCCCCGCGGTCAGGATGCTCGCGCCAGTATGATCTAAATGCTCGGAATCCGTTGATGCCAAGTTCTGTGGTGTTGCCGTGCTCATCTTCTGTCTTGTTAGCACCTTTCCACAAGAACGCAAATTGATCCTCGTCTGAGTTGGGAGTACTTGTGATAATTGCTTTACCACCAGTGGCCAGTGTGGGCGAAATTGAAGTCCAAAACTCTTTGGCAATTGTGGGTCGCACAAACGCAAATTCGTCAGCGTACAGCAAGGATATTGACATACCCCGACCTGTTGTTTCTGTTGTGGTCTGACTCACAATGCGTGAGCCGTTTTCAAACTCTACTGATCCTTTGTTATAGCTAGTAGCACCTGCTCGAATGTGGTTAGGGCACAGTTCATAAGCATATCTTATACGTTGCATGATTTCTTGTGCGCCTGTGTATTTGTGTGCGGCAATAAGAATTGTGGAGTCTGGCACAAACATAGCATACCACAACAGGTAGCCAGCAGCAGATGTTGACTTGCCTGTTTGTCGAGGCATCAAGGATATCGAATATCTGTAATTGTGATAGGTATGGATCAGTCGTTTTTGATAGTCAAAAGGATGATACAACATCTTGCCGCGTGTGGGGTGCTGAATAAAGAAAAAGTTATCCATGAAATACAGCGGTCCAGTCACAGGATCAGCACACATTGCAAACTCTGTTAGTTCTTGCTCAGTATATGTTTCAACCCTGTGCGGTGCTTTGACCAGCACTGTTTCTAAATTACTTTTTGGAGAAATCATATTGTAGTTATCCAACTATAGCTGCTTACTCGGAATTGGTCAGCAGGAACTGGATTCAACATTGCATGCCATTGCAATTTTCTATATCCATCAGTTGGACAATTAATCATAACATATCCTGTATTAGGCAGCACTTCAAACTGATGTCGCAGTGCATCTGGCTGTTTGTAATGATAAAATGCAGTACCTAAATTGACAGCGCCAATCCAAGTCATTTGCATGGCGCCGGGCATTTCGCCGTCAGTGTGCATGGAGCAAGTAAATCCTGGTTCATCAACCCACCATGCAGTGCCTTGATAGTTCTGAACTTTGTATCCGATAGCGTGTCCTATAATGGGCCAAAGCTGTTGACAAATTTGGTCCCATTCATGCCCCCAAGACAGTGCTGCATTATCTATGCGTCTGCGCGACCATAGTTCTTGTCCTTCTTGGCGTTGCCATGGTAGTGTCATCCAATCAGTAGAAATTATTTGATCCACCAACGGTTGTGGAAACACATCCGTGATTGCAAACAGATTGTTGTCTTGATCAACAGGTGTTACTTGCATAGGAATGCCAACTCCGGCCATAAGCGTTCAAACTCTCCAGCTTTGTCTGGATGATATCGAGTTTCATTATCGTGTATGTGTTTGAAAAATGCTGTGTCAATTTTGCTGACTTTGTTCTCACTCAATCTGTCACGATAGGTGGCCAATGCATTGTCAAAGAACTGTCGTTCAGCAGGGGTAGCAATGTTCATAGCATAGAAGCGTTCAATCTCTGCTATAGCTTCCCGTGCCACACCTGCACCATGCAAGAACGGATCAAGGTATTCAGGCTGAAACAAGTTTTGCCACAGCACTGTGGTTCCTGTATCTTCAGCAAACTGTCTTAACTCACAAATGCGTGTGGCATTGTATATGTTGTATACCGCATGTATACCACCCCATTGACCGTGTGTAGTCATTAGGTGTTTGATCTTACTCAAGTTTTCTTTGATTAACGCCCAGCTGGCACCGTGTCGCACATACTCCACTCGCTCACCTATATTGTCAAAGCTCATTGACCAACCTACTCGATTGCGTGTTGATAACTTTTGAAATATCTTGTTTGAATCCAAGTCCACATTCAAGTTTGTGATCAGCGTGACTATGGCATCCTTGGGTATGACATCTAACAATCGATTGTTTTCTGGCAGCAACAACGGTTCGCCACCCACAAGTGCTACTTCGTGTATGTGTTCATAGTGTTGTTCAATAAAATCGCATACTGAATCATAGTAAGGTCTTGCACCACTCTTGAATGGAATACCCTTAATGCTGGCCCATTTTGAACTGCATGACTCACCGCAATAGTTACAACTCAAATTGCATGTGGTGTTCCAACGCACATCCACAATCACAGGATAGTGATACTGGTCTCCGGCTGTGGCATAATCAAAGTTGGGATTTACATTGTTGTGCCATTGACGTTCTGAATCAGCACCAAAGCGTTCGGCTCGCACACAGTTAGAACAGTATTCATGCGGCTTGCCTTGGGCCAAACTGGTGCGTATCTCTGACATGAGATTGGAATTTAATATTTGTTCAATTGTTTGGGTATTGAGGTTGCCCAGCATGTTGGGGTTGCCAGCACAGCAGGTTTTAACATCGCCACGGGGATTGATATGTAGGCCACGCCACGGAGCGGCACAATAGAAATTGCTCATCCTGTATTTACAGGTGTATTTGGATGAGCTGTGCTTTTGTTGTCGGGGTTTCTGGAGGACAGCAAAATCTAGGATTGCACCATTCGTCTTGGGTGTTATGGTAGTCGTTTGCATAAGCCAAACTAATACCTGCGCAACACAATCCTGCAAACACTATCTTTAAGATATTTTGTATTGTCATTATTCTGATTGTCTGCATTTTGTTGTTTGGCGGTTAGTTACACCAAGATGTTTTGGCTTCGCCGTAGTATTCACGGGCAAAACCTTGTGCAATAAGCATTTGACGCAGGCTCTGTCCGTTTAACAAGACATCTCCTAGCACACGGCCACCATACTTGTCCCAGTCCATGAGTACAACCTGACGTTGTGAAGCCTGAGCAACGGCTGCTTTAGTGAATGCTGAAGCTGCTTCGCCGCGCTGTGCTTCACTAGCACACTGAGCACGATGTCCTTTTTCAGGGGTGTCCACACCAAACACTCTGATTGAAAGTTCTTTTTTGAGTGGAGCAGGCAAGAAGTCTGCTTGAAAAGCCACTGTGTCACCGTCTATGACTCTGGTGATTTGTGCGTCATAGGTCACACCGGGTTTTTGTCGGGGTTGTGCAATGGCCAGCACGGGTACGATGAGTAAGAGTAGGAAGAGTTTTTTTATCATGCTATTTGATATGTGCCAGAAAGATCAAAGTGTGCGCCTGATTGCCAGGCGCCTGTGGCCGGAGTGTTGAATTTCCAAACTAGATCAGTGGTGCTACCAGAATAGTATAGTTTCATGACTGTGGTGCTGTCAATGACGTCTGTGATTCCAGCAATATGGTACAAGGCAGGAGAACCAGCACCGGCTGTTTGATGCAGACTGCCGCCGGCCAGTCTAAATGTGTTTAGTGCGGGTGTGGGCAGTGTAATCTGATATCCTGTGCTGCCAAAGTTGGTAACTCCTGCAAAATCCACATACACATGTATAAACATCAGCGGACCCATACGCACATAGGATGCTGTGGCAGTGCCGCCAGCAAATGTGCCTGATCCGTCAGTAAACTGCGGGTTGAATGTTGTGGTGCTGGTAACGCCAGATCCGTATGCAACCAAATTTAGATTTCCATTGACGTTGCCTACATAGATATCTTGTGTGAGTTGGTTGACTACTAATTCACTAGGTCTAGCAACACCATTGTAATTGCCAATGGTTTCTTGTGCATTGTCTTTCATCACAGCACGGCTTATGCCTGTGATGTTGTCGTATGGTGGGGGTGGATTGGCCATAATAATTCTAAGTTGAATTATTTAGCAAAAAAAACAATTAGCGTGGGTAGCCAACAAATGCTTTTACGGGGCTTGTTTTATCAACAAAGTTGGGTTCTGTACTGTCGGGAGTTGACACCAATTTCTTGCCACCGGGCGTGTTGGTCATGGTCAATGCTTGATCAATAAGTTGTGCAATGTTTGGACTCATACCTGCTACCACGCCGTGTTCACCAAATGCTGTTTCGTCATGCCAGGCTGGAATGCTATCAACAATGCCATCTGTTCCAGCATCACTTCGTGCTCGAGCAAGAGCCACACCAAATCTATAGTTGCGATAAGGGTCAGCAGCACTCAGCCCCGGAACTACATATGTGTAACGCATGGGATCTGCTTGCTCAGGTGGCAACATAGCAGCCTGTTCACGAAGAAATTCTCTTGCTCTCATCGTGGATAGCCTTTGAATGCTGTTACTGGGCTGGTGGCATTTACTCCTGGATGTTCTTGGCTGTGTAAATCGCCTTTGTTTAGATCTTTAAAATTGGATCCAGCGGCTCGGTATGCCATTAACAGCATGTTGTGTTCTTCTTTTGTGTAAGGCGCAGCAATGTCATATCGTCCAGCCCAACTTTCATTGTCTATTGTGGGAACAAAAGTTCCATCAGTAGCTGCGGTTGCCATCATAATTCTATTAAGTTCATACACACGATCCGCAAGATTTTTGTCTCGAAATTTATGTAGACCTACAGTGGCATTTTGATTGCGTTTGCTAATCTTTCCAGCGCCATTTTCAGCAATGAACTCAAGTGCTCTCATCAGGCACTACCATAGCCAATCACACCTTCTTGTGCAGACGATGCTGTGCCAAGTTCTGCGGCAGTAAAGTTAGATCCAGTGACTGTTAATTTATTTCCAGCACCAACATAAATTTGTGCCGAGTTGTTTGCTGGTATTGATGGTGCTGCACTCCAGATATTACCCACTGGTGAAGCTGTGCCCAATGCAGTTGCATAAACATTATAAGTCACTGCGGTGTTGCCTGTTACAATTTCACATTTGTCTGTGTACCAGGTGGCATTGGCCACCGAAGTATAAACGTTTGCTTGACTCATTTGTTGTCCTTGTTGGGTTGACTGACCACGGGTTGAAATAGTTCACGACTTTGATACATCACTCCAGGAATTTCCACAGGTTGTTGTCTCACTGAAGGAATAACTGGAGGTACATATTCATTGGCTTTGCGTTGTGCCAATTCGGCTGCAAGTTCGCTGTATGGTCTCATCATTTTTTTACCCCTTGTAGGCTGTCCATTGGTTGGTCAAAGCAAAAATACTTTCTTCAACTTTTTTCTCTTTGTCTTTTGCAGCTTTTTTCATTGGCTCTTCTTTGTCGCCATCTTTGTCTATGTCTAAGAAGTCAGGCTTTTTGCCTTCTTTAATTCCTGCAATGCCACGCATGCGGTTTAAAGTTTGTTCAAAACTTTCTTCAAGTTCTTTTTCCTCGGCTTCTTCTTCAGTTTCTTCTTCTGCATCTTCTTTCATGGTGCGTTCCCATGGCTTGAGATTATCTTGTTGAATGCCAGACATTTCCATCATTCTACGAAGTTCTTGGTCATCTTCATATGTGTGTTGACGGTCTTCTTGGCTGGCCAATACTGGTACAGTTGATTGCCCAGTTGACTTAGGACCGTTCAACCCACCTGAATATTGTAGTGCATCGTCACTGGTTTCCTGGTCAGTTGGCCAATCTGGATTGTTTTCGTCCAGAGTTTCATGTACATCACCGCAACCGCAGCTACTCATACCGCAGTCTGCGCATGATTCTTCGCCTTGGTCCATTTCTTGTCCCATGCCCTCACCACCACCTAGTCCTGCATTTTTAAGCAGTCCTGCTAGTTTGAGTGCATCATCATCTGTAGCAGTGATAGTCAAGCTCTTGCCGCCCTCAGTTGAGTCGCTCATGTTCACGCTCATTGATTCAGCAATCATCTTTTCCAGTTCGCGATTCATTGAATCGTAAATGCCTTTTCCATAGCTAAAGCCGCTTGATGCTGTTGGGGTGTCTGTGCCGCCTTGCTCTTTGACTTTTTTAGGCTTGTCCTCTTTGCTGTCTTTCTTTTCGTCGTACTCGATATCTTTGGCAACTTTCTTGCCGGCCTTTTCCGCCTTGGCATCTTCAGAGCCACGCTTCTTGCCGTGGATATCATCTTTCTTCTTCTCGTCGTACTCAATGTCTTTGGTAACTTTGCGGCCGGCCTTTTCAGCACGGTTGTCACGTTTGTTGGTTGACTCTTCGCCCATGGCCATTTCTTCGTCGTCACCTTCTTGATTCTGCATGTAGTCGTCCACAGCAGTCATCATGCTTTCAATCTTGGCCAACTTGGATTGTACCCATTCTGGCAAGTTGTCGTTGTCGCCTAGAATCTTTTCCAAGGCCTGAGCATGCCGCACCACAGTCTTGATGCTGTCTTTGGCCATGTCGCCTTCTTGGTCGTATTCGCCTTTTTCCGCTGGATCAAGGTCGTTTTCTTTGGTCATTAGTTTAGACCGACCTGATGGTCCTTTGGCACCCATTTTGCTGCCTGTGCCTGCTGGTCTACCACGACCACGCTTTTGTGGTTCAGTATCAGCAGCATCATCTGCACCTACTGAATTACCTTGGTCATCTACTCTGCGAGTTACTTTACGGCCTGTGGCAGTGTGTTCAATATCATGCTTGTGGCCACGTTCAATGGATCCAACACGAGGTTTTTCTGCACGTGGCTTTTTCCATGATGTAAACGGATTGTTATCATCTTCTTCGGTAGTTTCTTGTTTGTTGCCGCCTTTACGGAGCATAGCAAAGTCATTAGCATCAAGTTTGCCATTTTTGTTCATGTCAATTTTCTTTTGCTTGGGACTCAATGCTGATTTTATTGCTTCGGCAGCAACGTCACCTAGCATTTCGTCAACTTCTTTTTTGGCGCCGGCAATCTTGTCAGCAAAAGTGATTTTGTCTTTGGGTTCAGCGAGTGCGGCAAATGATTTTTGCTTGGCAGTCATTGGAGAACTTCCTTCGCCAAATTGTACATTGTCGCCTGCTGAGAATTGTGTGTTGGCCAAACGCTTTGGTAACCGACCTTTGGCAATGATAAAATCTAATTCGCGATCAGTTGGTCCAGCCTGTGCAAGATCGTTAGCTAGATCCTGCATAGCATCATTTTCCCACATGTCATCACCATACAATGCGGCAATGGCGTTTAACACTTTGTCAAAATCAATTGGAGCAGTTACTTCTTTAACTTGCTTTGGATTAGGTTCAGCACCAGGCTTCATACCAGTTTGTGGCATGTCCATTTTGCGTTGCAGGTCACGAATCATGTCTACATCGCTGCCGTGACCCAGTTTGTTTAACACCGCGCCGCCAACTTTCTTGGCCATGCTGCCAACTTTCTTGACTGCATCCCCCATGCCTTCGTCTACTTCTTTGTTGTCATACTTGTCATACTTGTTGCGAATAGGATCCAATGACTTGCCTTCACGACCGGCTTTGGCCAAGGCTTCCATGCCTTCTTTGCCGTATTTTTCGTAGCCCTTGGCAGCACGGCTCATGTCGCGTTCGTTCAACTGGCCGTGTGTTTTGCTAGGTGTGGCACGAATTTCGTCCAGTTTTTTGTTTAAGTCGTAAAAAAATGTCATTTCAATTATCCTCGAGGTTGTGCGCCAGTAGCGGGCTTGGGTTGACGCTTGATATTGGTCATAGGGCTTGTGTTGCCCTGGGGAAGTTCATTAGTGGTCTTAGCAGGAGGTGTCTTACCACCGGCCACTGTGAAATCACTGCGGTAAGCATTTTTCAACACAGCATGATTGTACGGACCAGTTGAATAGTCTTTCTTGAGTGCTCGTTGTTCAGCATCAGGTGCTGGATAGTCTGTGTTGGCTAACAGGTCTTTGTTTTCTGTTTCAACTCGATCTGCTTCGTCAACAAGTCCATCTACATATGGCTGTGTTTGCATCACAATAAGATTGGGGTTGCCGCCAAGCATTTGAAACAACTGTTTGATCTGTGGTTCAATTGCAGGATACTTGAAACTCACATCAAACATTGTCACAGCATCATTCTGATTGTTCGGAAAGTCTGTAAGGATCTTTTGTATGGGAGTGGTCTTGGCATCGCCCAATTTGGCTGGATCAAATTGATCCAGTTTTGATTTGAGTTGACGCACAAGATCGTCTGGAATGCGACCGCACATTTTGATACGATAATCGTATGTACGTTCACTTTCTGCTAGATATTTGGCAAATGGTTTCATGTCAGGTTCCTGTGATATATTTATTCTTTTTGAGCATTTTGATTCTTGCCCAGAATTCTTTCCAGCAATTCATTGCGGCTAAGCACATGACCTTGGCCTTGCTGTGCGGCTGCGCCTTCGGGGTCTTTGTCTGCTTGTTGTTGATCCAATCGCATCTTTTTCATCTGCAAGTCAATCATCTTGAGTTTTTTGTCCAGCTTGGCTGTTTTGGCTGTGATTGCATGGCCTAGCATGTTGCTGGCTACTGAAAAAATCTCGCTGGCAAATCTTGAGTCAACTTGCATGCCAAGGTCCATTAGATCTCGGTAGCTGCCTGTGGCCAGGCCAGCAAGTTCATCCATTTCTGTATCAGTAGATTCCAAGCCGCGCACAGCAGGCAAGGCAGCATCTATCTTGTCGATAGCGGCATCTAAGTTTTGGATTATGGAACGATTTTCTGCTATTGAAGGAACAGCAGTTTCCACTTCTTCGGTGGTAGGGGGTAAATCAAAAAGTTCTTCTAAACGTTTAGTCATGCCATATTTAGTGGCTATGCTTTTCCGTTCTTAAACATATCGTCTTCAGTTATGACTCTAAAAGTCAATCCCTGTTTTCTGCACCATTTGACCGCAGCGTCCCATTTGGCCATATTCACAGCTACCACAGCACGGTCTCTGGGCTTTTGGCCTTCTGTTATGGCGCTTTGACCTTTGGGTTTGATCTCAATCAGCTCTGCTCGAAGTGTGTTGTCGCGAGTTTTGTAAGTGATCAAAAAATCTGGCACATAGGTGGTCATTTTGCCAGTCAAGGGATGAAGGTACGGTATGCGAACACTTTCACTTGCCCATTGCATGATATTGTCATTGGTGTCGCAAAAACGCATGAACGAGTGTTCCCATCCTGATCTATATCTAGGGGTTCCTTGCCCTACATATTTTTTAGGATTAATGACTTGATAAGCGCCTTGTGCCCACTTGCTCATTGCAACACTGTTCTAGCAGCATAATAGTTGGGTACTGGCTGTGCATTCACGCCCAGCAGTGTGGCTCTGCTACGAATGCTGTTTAGATAGTAAGCCATGTTGAGAGTCAAAGTCATTGAGTCTACGCCTTGAAAACTGTCCAACAACGTCAGTGCAGGAATGTTGGTTTGCTCTGCTACCTGAAACAAACTCACTGTAAAGTTACCTGCTACCCTGGCATCGCCCATTTGTTGTTTGAAATAACTCAACACAATGTCATACTCGGCAGCAGGAACATTGGCATCATACTTGTAGAACTTGTCAAAAATTCTTACAGTTTGATC